ATAATCATCTGCCTTTGTTATCGTTTTTAAAAGCAAACAATCTCTTCCACCCATTGTGTCGGCATAAACAGGACAATAATGCTTACAATCCTTACATCTGACAACCTTAACTGCATCGACTGTTGGTGCAGTTAAAATAGCGTCGTTGACATTTGCATTAAAAGGCACACTTTTTTTATTGAGAACCTCTATTAACTTATCTGCATCAATTAATCTCATTTTTCTCTTCCTCTTTTTCATTATCTTCATCGTCAACATTACCACACATTAATTCGCACAATTCTTCATCTGTAAGGTCATAGAATATTATTCCCATTTTTAACTCCATTACTCATATACTTTAAATCTTCCCATTCATCTTTTTCCAAAGCCCCCTTTACACGTACATAATTCAGGTATAGCAAAAGGGCATTTATCACACATCACTTTGCCAAAATCTGACATTTCCGAATACTTGTTACATATCTTTTGCTCTTTTTTTGTTAGTTTCATTTCTTTCAATTTCCTTTTTTATTCTTAATGCCGTACGGTCTTTCATAAAGTATCCTTGCGGTATACTTATATTATGTTTCCCATTTGAAAAAATTTTGTGTTTTGCTCCATTTCGTATAAACACATAATTATGCAACTTTAAATAACTTATCATTTCTCTTGTTTTCATAATCCTTTTATATTCACCTCAAATTCATCTTTACAAACTTCTAGTAACATATCAAGTTCCTTATTACCGATTGTTACAAATTCCGACAATATGTCATTTACTCTATGAATTATTTTTGTCATATCAAAATCAACTTCAGGGTATAAATCCTTAAATGCCATAAGAGTAACAGAAAAAGAAATTCTGAACGACAAATCAGACGTTTTCCGTTTTTCATATTTTGTTAACATCCGTTTCTCTTTAGTTTTTGCTCTACGCTCATTTTTAATTTTCTTTAACCGTCTTTTCTCTTTTCTATTCATTTTCAATAATCTCACAATCTATTGATTTATAAATATTCTTACGCTTTTTCCACCAACCAATATACATTCCAAAATCGTCTATGAAATCCACAACAATCCCCTTATCTTTGCCTACCGCAATTCTTCCAACACGTCCTACCGATTGCGTAACAGTAGTTTTGTCCTTTTCGGGTGTCGCCAATATCAAATGTCGCAATTCGGGAATATCCAAGCCCTCTTTCGCAAGTTGATACGTCGCAAAAATACAATCTATCTCACGGTTATTTAACTGTTTCAAAGCTTGTTTTCGTGCTTCTTTCCCCGTCTTTGTGTTACTCAATCCTGATAAACAAATTCCGCTTCCGCCGTTTTTGATAAATTCTTTGTGTAACCTTTCAAGATATTCAACTCTGTTCGCGAGGACTAGTGTTCGCTCACCTTTACCCATTACATTTACCGTTTTTGACACAACGTCAAAACGGCTTTCATCGTGTATAAGATTTTGAATTAAACTACTATAATTCAACGTACCGTCACCCGCTAGCACTACTGACATATCTGGCACAAAGCCTGTCGACATAGGATATACTTCAATTTTGCAAGTTGTATTCTTAACTTCGGTACGTGATATTTCACAAATTTTTTCACCAAGTAAAGCATACATACTACGTTCAAGACCATCTGCCCTTTTTGGTGTAGCGGTAATACCATATTTGTGTCTAGCGGACAAATTGCTCAATACCTTATAAAATTGCATTACTTTCGTAGGACTACCTATCGCTTTATGACACTCATCAACAATTATTATGTTAAAAGTGTCTTTTAATTCTGTCAAATCAATTTTACTCATAGTCTGCACCGTGGCAAATGTAAAAATTTCTCCTATGTTCACTTTTCCCCCCGTTATCGTACCATAATCATCGTTATATAATTCAAAAACGCTTTTTGCACGATTTAAGGATTGATTTAACAAATCTTGTGTATGTGTCAACCATAATACTCTACCGCCTAATTCACAACATAATTGCAAAGCCGTCTGTGTTTTCCCAGAGCCACAAGGCATAACTATAACTCCATTACGGGCTTTCAGAGCCTTTCTGACGGCTTTTTCTTGATAAGGGTATAAAGTTATATTACTTTCATAAAAAAACGGCTCATACGGCTTTATGTCGTTTCTGAACATATTTCCATACGGATATATATTCCAAATTTCCTTAAATGTCCCAAAAGGTAAAATAAGGTCTTTGCCATTTACTTCATATAATGCTATTTCACGTGGAATATTGCCTGTCCATTTTCCCATTTTTTCCTTTTTGTAATATTCGGGATTTTTCAACATAAGATTATTTCGACAATATCGTTTCATTCTGTCATTTGCGTTTACTACTCGTATTTTGTTTCCCACAATAAATTCCATAATAACCTCGCTCAAACCTATACTTTAACAAATCTACTCTTTTGTATTTTTCCAATTGTGTATACGGTACAATACTTATTTTGCCCTCAAACTTTACAAATATTAATGGTATCGTATTTCCACAACTTAACCACTTTTCAAATGCAAACTTTTGATTTTCTTCAAGACGTCGGATACTAAATGATTTTTTCGATGACGTCTTACAATCAATCGCAATTGTCATATTATCCTTTACGGCTATTATGTCAAATGGTTGTGCACCTGTATTATCGGGGCTGATGAAATGCACCCACCAGCCCTGACTTGCTAATAATTCAACAACTTCTTTTTCAAAAGCCGTTCCTCTTCGTTTGTTATTCATGACTAAAATGGAAAATCATCATCAACTTCGGTAAATCCATAATCGTTCATATTAACAGAGCTGTCTCCAGCTTCTTTCCATGGAGGAAGCTCCGCCTGTGCAGATTTAGGAATATATTTTCTTACATTCACATAATCTCCATTATGAAATACTTCAACCGCCCCGACTTTTCCAATCCAGCTGTCGATATTAAAATTGCCTTCAAGAATGTCTGCAAAACTATCAAAGAATCTTGTCAAGTTTCCGTTTGTAATTTCCGGTCTGTCCTTTAAAAATACTATTCTGTCCCATAATCTGCTTTTTGTACCGCTTACATCATAAACAATTACAAGCATATCGTTGCCTGCTGCAGACGTTGCTTTTTCTACCTCTCTAATCCTAACTCTATGAATTCCTTCAGGAATCTTGTCAAATGTGTTTTCCGTTCTCTTATAATCCCAAGCCATTTTTATTTTTCCTCCGTTTCTTTGTTCTCAAATTTTAAGAAATCTTCAACAAGGCATGCTTTCCTTGTGTCAATGTGATTTTTTGCATAAATATTGCTGCTTGCTTCCAGCCTTATTCCACGTTTGCCGTCCTGAGTTACTGTAATTCTTCCAACCACGTCACACAGTCCACATGCATTTTCTAAAATCTTTTTATTGATTTTAGGATATAACATGGAATATCCTGAGCCGTCTGGTGCCGTATACTGCTGTAATTCTTCCCATGCTGTCCATATTATGTTCTTGCCAAGACTTTTCATATACCTCAAACTATTCATGAGCTTAAATTGCATATATTGATAATCTCCCATTGCCGGAACACCTTTGTTCTTACCCTGACTTCCAAGATCAGATAAAATACATCTTTCCAGCTCTGATACATTGTCAACTGCTATATTGTCATAGCCTGACAAATCCATGTCTTTAAGTTCTGTTAAAACATTACCCCAAACATTAAACGTGTTCACATTATCAATTTTTACAAGATCAATCTTGCTGGTGTCTTTGACAACTTCCTTTTTTGCCAATGTCCTTGTGATTGTGTTATCCACATCCAACACCAACGTTCTTCCCTTGCTTTGTTCTGCAATAATACCTATCGCCGTGCTTTTCCCCACACCTGGATTACAATACAGTAATGCTGTGAAGGGCATTTCTCCATAAGTATTATCTAACTTTTCAATCTTCATTTAATCCTCCTTCTTTTCAAAGCCAAAACATTCTTCGCCTGACTTGTAACTCAGGCATATTGGAGCATATTCACAAAGTCTGCCCCATTTTTTACAATAACCTGTGTTTTTGTACAAACTGTCATTTTCTTCTGCTGTTTTTATATCGACAGCTACTTTTTTTAACTCTTCTTCAAACTCTTTAACTTCTGCATCACTCCTTTCAACCGTTATTATTCTTGTTCTTTCCCTCGGATCCTCATCATACCAATGTATGCATCTGTTAAAAAACTCTTCATCCGTTTCTGTTTTTCTTTGTCTTATTGTTGGTTTTTTTATAACTGTAAAAACCATTTTTCTGCTTCCTGTTGCAAGCATATATGCCAAAACCTGTTCATCCCATTGAAGCATATATTCAAACTCTTCCAGATTTAAAGAAGTTGTTTTGTGCTCCATGATTACACCATCTGCCGTCATCCCATCTACAATGCCCACTAATTGACAATCTTCGGTTAGTTGATATTCAATCCGCTTTTCAACATCTGCAAACACTTTTAGGTGTGGCCATATGTATTTACGGTAAGCAAAAGCCATTGCAAGATCCTTGCCATACTCTTCATATTCTAAAGAATCGTCTCCTTTGTGAATCTTTTCAAGCAGCTTGTGATAACTGATACCCAACTCAAGAGCCTGCGGCAGCTTTTCCGGAACAAGCTTTTCAATATAACGTAACTGATATAATCTTCTGCATGATTTAAATGCTCTGATTTTTGATATGCTAATCTTCATTCTTGACTCCTTTAGGAACTGCTTTGGCATGATATTTCTCATAGGCTTCAAAAGGCATATGTTTATTAGCAATCTCTTCAGTTATTTGCCTTTGAAATATATATGCTAATATTTTATCTTCATTTGCAATACTTCCATATATTGCTCCAATAAGAGTCATTGTGTCAGCAAACAGTTCCTGAAAATCACCATTGATATTGCCTGTAACCTCTCCTCTGTTAACTTTTACATCAATCATTTTTAAAACCCTCCATCAATTACTAATCTAATTTTCGCCTCTGTAAGCTGTGTAGGATTTTGAACTCCGTTTTCCACATTGCAAATAGTCTGCTGGGTCAACTTACATCTTTTTGCTAGTTCTTTCTGGCTCATGTTGTTTTGCGCCCTGAATTTTAACATGTCCTTTGCCAGCCCTTTTAATTTTTCGCTCATAACTACCTCCTTCTTTAATACGGATTTACCACTACAAACATATCCTTAATACACTCAATGCAAAGCTGATCTCCTTCATGCCAATAAAGTTCATCAACTTCATTTTCGCATTTATCACAAACCAATACAGGAACATTCCTGTTTCCGCAGGATGAACCCTGACACGGATAAGCATCAGAAGCACATCCTACACATCTGTCTTCGTAAATAATCATTTATACCTCCATTCATATATATATTATCATATTTTTTGTAAACTCAAAATATATATTTTTTTAATTTTTTTTAATACAGCCACCAATACATAAAACACATTCCTGTTATCAGCCCCGACACCCAGATCATCATCATTAACAAAAAGCCCTGAATATCTCGTTTATTCTTATTTACAAATTCTCTTGCAAAATAAAGCGCCGGACGTACTACATAAATCTTTTTCATTGTATTCTCCTTTCCTTAATCCATGTAACAATAATCAACACGCCACTTATACCAATCAAGCCTGACTCCCAGGTCTAAATTATCAAGACTATCACCAAACACAGAGTTGCCAATTTTACCTGAATAAAAGGCCTTATTATTGGAACTTACTCTATATGATCTTGATTCTGTGCTGTAATCATTTTTCCAGTTATCCTGTTTATAAACAATTACACCCGTAATAGCTTTACTGTCTTCCCCATTTACTATGTTGTGATTAATCATAATGTCTTTAAACTCTCTATAACTGAGTTTCTTCATTATTCTTCCCTCCTGTTTATTTCCTGCATTTCACTGAAAAAATCTGCATTTTCTTCTTCTGTAATAAGGCCAACACTCCGATAAACAAGAAGCACAGTGCAAACTCTATTTGTCGCCATGCCTACACACCTTAAATTAATGTCGCTTTTTTCTTCAAGATAATCATCATTTACATTTTCCAAATCTTCAAGTGCTGCATGAATTAATTCAATCGCAGCTTCTTTCATTTCTTTCCTTGTCATTTATCAATCTCCTTTATTTAATTGTTTCAACAAGTTCCCACTTACCATTGTAGATTTCTACAATGTATCGCTCCGATACATTTCTTCCAAGTCTTTTCAAATAATTGATGTCCTCGCTCTTCCGAACAATGTGTCTCTTTGCGTTTTTTCTTTTTGCCGTTGTTGTTAAATAATACATTTTCTTTCTTGTCATTATGCTTCCTCCTTTTATTTAATATCAGGCATCACTGCCTTTGGGATACCTTTACGAGAAAGACATCCCAAAGGGAGCAATCTCCCTTTGTTCTATTAGAATCCAAATTCCCAAGCAAGATCTGCCATCATCATTTCTGATTCAACTTCTAAATCCATACAGTATTCAGCAAGATATTCATCTCTGATTGCTTTTCTTCTCCAATTTTCTTTGCTTAATCCGACCCATTCAAGTGCTTCGTAGGTTTTTCCTTTATAGTCTATTAATGCGACTCCGTGTTTTTCCCAAAATTTTCTGTCTTCAATAGTTTCTTCATCAGCCTTGTACAGTTTTGCAAGTAATGCTTCTTCTTTGTCATATGCAAAAAGTGTTCCGTTGTATTTGTATACCTGATATTTTGTTGTGTTTTTCATTGTAATTCTCCTTTTTTATCTCTTATTTTCATCTTTATTATACGCTTTAAAAATATTATTGTCAAAGATTTTTTTAACTTTTTTTAATTTTTTTTAACAAGAGTGAATAAAATTTGTTCATTTTAGAAAACCTCTCCAAAAAAAATTTTCTTTTCAGGGGTTTTCCTAAATATTCCTTCATTTATTCACTTTTATTCACTTTTATTCATAAAAAAAGAGAGATACATAAAATATATATCTCTCTAAATAGTTATAATTTTCGCAAAACACCCTCATAAAGCCTGGGATTAATAACCTCAAGTGTTTCCATAAGTTCAGCAAAGACGTCAACAATTTCATCTATTGTTTTGCCTGAAATCTTATTCATGAATTCACTTTCAGCATAACTGTAATTTCCAACAGGAATATTTTCAATGCTTGGCGGAGCATTTTCTTCCTGTTTTTCCAAATCATTCAATATTGTTAAATAAGAGGCCAGTTTTATACAGGTATTTGCATTTGGATTTCTTTGCCCCTGACACTCAGCAATTGCTTCAAGCAATTCATCTTTACGAATCATTTACATGTTCTCAATTTTTGAAATAAAACGCTTGAATTCCTGTTTTGTTCTCTCGTCAGGTGCATCTTCCATTAATTCATGCAGCTCGGCAATCATTTCACCGTCTCTTGAATATCTGCCCATTGCATCTCTTCTTCTTCTGGCATAACTCATGTTGCCATCGTTATAAGATCTTCCTCTTCCATATGACCTTCCTCTTCCATAAGATCTTCCGCCTCTTGCATAAGACATGTTACTATATTCATCTTCTTCGCATTTTTCAATGATCTTGTCGAGGTTTTTAATGGTATGCGTAAGTTTGTCTACAACGTCAAGAGATCCTGCAGTCATTTCTTTAGAACCGTATTCTTCAAGTTCCTGCATTAACACTTCTTTCAATTCATGTAATTCGTGCATTGTTTTCTCCTTCCTATGCTATTCTTGCGACAACTATATTTGCGTTCTGTACGTTTATTGCGGTTGGCGTATCTGCCGCTGTTGCTCCCTCAGATACATTTTCAACTGACACGCTGAAGCAACATCCTTTAGGTATCGTTATAATAGCCGTACTTGTGACGTTGAAATATTCATCAACTGCCGCAGGTGTAACTATCGCTCTACTTGTGGCAATCGGTTCACCATCAATCGCAAGAGCTATTGCTATCGGACCCACAGTGCCGTCTGTTGGTACTGCAATGTTGCCGTTGAATGTTACCTGATATCTGGCAAAACATCCGCACGGATTGTTTACAACGCCTTTAAGAATAAGATTGCCGGACCCAGCTCTGTGAAATACATACCCTTTATTGCAAGGGATAGAGTCGTCAAATAATACTGCCTGGTTTGGTAAAACTACCTGAACAGGATTGTATACATATTCAGCCATTGTCAACCCTCCTTAGAAACTGCCGCAACCACAGCCACATCCGTTGTTTGCTGTACAGCAATTAGGATTCTGAACTACATATGCAGGTCTTGGAACTGGTGCAAGATACTGCTCAAGAGCATTTGTCTGTGCAAGATTGTCTGTCAGTAATGTCTGTGTCTGCAGGTTCTGACTTGCTGCAAGGTTTGCAAGCGTCAGTTCATTCTGAAGCTCTGCAATCTTTTCATTCTTTGCGTCAATCTTATCCTGACAAAGTGTGTCAAGTATTCTCTGTGTACTTGCAGTATTAGCTTCGATTACATCTCTTAATGCTTCAGAGATTGCGCTTCTGTCAGCACATGCTTCTGTTGCTACTGTATACTTAAGATCTGCAAGTCCTGCTCTGTTTTCACAGCAACAGTTCTGAAGTCCTGCTGCAATATCATTCATTCCTCCGGTAATTGCAACCTGGGAATTGAATGCAGTCTGCATGTTTGCAATCTGTCTTGCATTGTCAGCTATTTCAGCATTGGCAAATCCGCTGCAGATTGCCTGCTGTACATCTGAAAAGCCATTGCATACACTTGAAGACAGATTATTAATTCCGTTCATAACTGCGCTCTGGTCAAAGCCTCTCTGAACACTGTTGTCTACCATGTATGGTGCACTGTTTCCGCCGCCAAAGCCATTGCCCCAGCCATTATTTCCTGCAAGCAGGAGGAAAAGCAGAATAATCCACCATCCATCACCGTCAAATCCGTTGTTGCCATTTCCATAGCCTCCGCCATACATTGGGGATACCGGCATTACCATTCCGTTACCGCCGTCATCTGTTAAAGCCATAAATTTTCTCCTTTTAGTTTTTTGTTTGTTTATTATTAATGCATTAATAACGATTTAAACTGATTAGCCATCTGCACAGCCTGATTATACTGTTCCTGACTAATCCTTCCACTATTCAGCATCTGCTGAACCTGCTGTCTTGGGTCTCCTTTGAAGTTTTGTCTGAACTGATTAAACTGCTGTAATAAGTTCTGCATATTATTATTCATTTGGCACCTCGTTTAAAGCCTTTATTTGGCTTTTTAAAGTATTTAATTCTTTTTCAAGTAAACTTATATCATCCTTTGTCGCGAAGCTCTTAAAATCCGTCGGAGGCGCTCTGTTAGGTTCCTGATTTCTAATGGTATAATCAAGAATTTTAATGCTTGGCATACCGCTCGCATCTGCAGATTTAACATAAATTACCTGTGCTTCAGAATCCCACAGAGTTACTGAGTTGTTTGGCGCTACCAAATAACTCTTCGCACCTGCTTCCCCCTGAACCCATATTATTCCATTGGTTGTCTGCTGAGGCTGTTGAGCCTGTGGTTGAATTTGATAACTGTTTACAGGCTGATAGCCTATTGGAAATCCATTATTAAAAGCCATTTCTTACTCCTTTTCGTACCAATAAAATTGAGGTATCTCCTGACTGCTATCCCAACTATCATACAGAATTCCGTCCTGAACCGTTGCAACATGTCCACCAAACCCTAATACATATGTGCCTCTTGGGTGATCGTTACAAAAATCTTCAGCAGTATAACAATCCGGACATTTATTAGGAATTGCTTTACGGTAAAACCCGTTCTGTCTCAAAGTTGCTCCCCACACACTATCGGCACTTGGCATATCTCCCATGGAAAATCCATTCATGGTTAATGCTATATATGCCGTTTCCCAATCAATTTTCAGAGCCTTTGCGATCGCACGTACCGCACAATCCCCCACTTTTCTTCCTACCGGATTAGGATTATACTGAACATAAGCCATTAGATACCTCTTTGTTTTTCTTTAATTTTTGCACGAAAAAAGCACTCTCACAATGAAGTAAAAGTGCATTTTTCGTGAAAAAAAATATATAAAAAAAGGAGGATTAGAATAAATGTCGGAATATTTTTTCCTGACATTTGTACACAATGTTTTTTATCTGTCGAACAGACAGATAAAATTCTTCAGCAAGTGGTTCAAAACAAATCCCGTCAATCAATCTGCGTTTCATTATTTTTCTGTCTCGCTCATTTAAAATCCATTCATCAATTGCAGCTTCAATCTCGCTTCTTGAATAATCTCTCATCTCTGACGTGCTTTTATGTAAGTTTTCTTTCTTACCCTCATTCTTCGGGCTTTACCTTTTTTTCTTCGACGAATCCGTCTTCTTGTTACCATTCTGACCCTTTGTGCCATAATTTACATCCTGTCCGCCAATAATATTGACTCCTTTTCCATCTTGGTCTGCTTCAATCGTCTGAACTTCTTCCGAATAATCATATTGATTCCAGGTGTAAAGCCATGCCATATTTGACGTGAATAAAATTAAAAGAGTCGCGATAAGCAACAAAATCACCTTTTTCAAAATACGTTCAAGTCTTGCAACTTCCCCCTCAAAAACAATATACGGAACGTCTTTTGCAGTGGTTTTTTCTTTTTCTTCCATTTACTCTTTACCTTTTAACTGGAGCAGCCATTTATGCGCTTTTAAAGCTTCATTTGTAATAGGTGCATCCTTCCACCATGACCACAGAGCCATTATCCCTGCAAACACATAAGAACATACTTCCGCCACCATGCTTTCATCAAACGGTATCGGATTAATTCCTTTTGCCGTCAGTATTGCATTTACCGCTCCAATAATCATTACAAACGCTCTAAAAATTGCTTTTAATCTTTCTTTGTTGTTCCAGTCCATTTTCCCTCTCCGATCTTAAGTGTAGCGACGCTTTTTTTACCTTGAGCGTCTAACAAGTCAGGAGAAAACAAAAAAATCATTCATCCAATTTCATTATACTGATTTCATAATTTTTTTCAAGACAAAAAAACAGCAGGACTTTTTAAGTTGTTCCTGCCAGCAACTAATTATATTTAATAAAGGTTTGGCATAATCATTATACCCTATTTCATAAGTTTTTTCCAGGTGTTTTTCCCAACAATTCCATCAACTTTGAGTTTATGAGCTTTCTGGAACTTCTTGACCGCCTTTTCAGTTTTTGGTCCGAAAATCCCATCGGTTGTGATTTTCAGTTTTTTCTGAAGAATTTTAACATATTCTCCATGACTTCCTTTTTTTAAAGTAGGATATGATGTTTTTTTCTTCTTCTTCGGCTTATCATATGGCGGTCTGACAAAACCAATAACATCTTTTGGGCTTCTGTATCGTATCTCAACACAGTTGCCGTTTGAATTGCTTGTGCTTGAAGTATTGCCTTCAACTGTTTTATACTTGCCCTTATGTATGCCTATTTTTACTTTTTTCACTAAAAACCCAATATGATTAGGCACTCCATTTCTATCCCAGTCAAAAAGAATCAAATCTCCCCTTGCAGGAGTTTTCTTCCAACACCCAAGCTTTTTAGCATCATTCATGATGGCTGGACAATAGGAAAAATTACTGAATTTTTCAACCCATTTTTTCATCCCGCCTTTTTTCAGGCAGAATCTTTGAAAATATGCACACCATGGCTCGTCCTGATAATTGTTGAACACATTCTTTCTTGGGTATGGTTTTTTTCTGACATAACTTTTTTCAATCATATAAATCTGTCTACGTGTTGCCATTATTCTTTCCCTCCTTTGATGAGAAAGTCATTAATTTCTCGTCTTAAGTCTTTCATTGCTGTTTCTCCGTTTCCAGTTATTTCATGATCAATCAGGGCATATAAACATTGTAGCTCTTTTTCCTGATATGCTTCCATTTTATAAAGTCGTTTATCATTCTCCTTCAACCAGCTTTCATGAATATCTACTCTTTTTTCCAGTGCTTTTCTGGGCTCTGAAATCTCTACAATAATCTTATAAAAACCCCAAATCCCAGTCATAAATCCCAGCAAAACTATAATGTCGTGAAAATTAAATGTAATGTTTTCCATTGTTGCTCCTATTGCTGGGCTTCTTTTGCCCATAAAACCCAAGTGTAAAGAGTACACGTTCCGCTACCTGATGAAGCAGTGTCTCTTGAAGAAATATTAACTTCGCATGTGTAAATGTTTGTATGGACTAACTGAACTCTGTAAACATTCTGCAAGGTCGCATGTGTTCCATCAAACCTATATCCTTGTACGCATATAGGAGAGTACCCATTTAATTGATGCTGATGCGTTTTCATGCTATATGCGTTTGAAGTTGTCCCAAAGTCTTCAATAACCTCGGTTACTCTGAAAGTTGAACCAAACTTTCTAGTATCACTCTGTGATGCTACGCCACCACCGAATCTTGCACCGCCATTAAGCCCAACCTCAAAAGCATTTGACCTATCGTTGTCGCTAGTACCGTTCCCTACTGTAATTACATTACTCGGTGTTTTTTCAGGATATGCACCAAGATACACTTTTGAAACTGTATCATCTGTCGATTTATATGTAGCTTCAACTTCAAGACCGTCAGAGGCAACGCTTCCTGTGGTAATTGCGAAAGTAAGCACGTTACCTGTGAGGGTTGGTGTTAAAGTAGCACCACCGCCTGCCCCACTGAATGTGTGGGTTTCTCCGATGTTGACAACAGTATTTGCAATCAAGTTACCGAAATGTAATTCAACATAACACTCGGTAAACTCTGACACTGAATACATCAAAGTCTGTGTTTTTGTAGTTGAAGAGTTAGTTCCTAACGTATAGTTAAAACCAAACTTTTCAGTAATGTTTTCATTCTCAAAAGAAGTTTCTAAACTGAAAAGCTCAACACCATTCCTTAGATACTGCATTACTTTTTGTGTGAATCTTGCCATAATATTAGACTCATTGTTTCCCTGACCATCATATATAGCCATACCCTTTTCATTTGCACCTGTCAGAATAGCAACGATATTATTAACTCCGTTTCTGAACAACATTCCTAAACTATTCCACAGACTGTTTCTCGTAGCCGCAGGTGTTTCTGCTTCGCTTGCAATATGCACACCATTGCTATCTGTCCAAAAATGCTGGCTCTGTGCTTCTGCTATGTCTTCCGCATTACCTGCAGCCACTAATGCCTGATAAGCATTACTGTTCATTGTAGTTATCGCTCCATCAAGAACGCCATTTGCACTTGGGCTGTATGCTGTGCTTCCATCGGTAAAGGTAACAAGACTTCTTGTCCAGTAATATCTTCCATTCACATATGTCTGTGGTGTTGTACTCCAACTACCGCCTGTTGCACTTTGGTCTGATGTTGATAAATAATACTGCGCTACGATTGACGATATACCAACGCCAGTATCTCCTGTATCACCTTTAGGACCTTGCGCACCAGTGTCTCCTTTCGGTCCTTGTGAACCAGTATCGCCAGTGTCTCCCTTGTCGCCTTTATCACCTTTGTCGCCCTGCTCACCTTGAGGACCTTGTGGTCCAGTATCACCAGTATCTCCCTTTGGTCCTTGAGCACCCTGGCTTCCGGTATCACCTTTTGGACCCTGCTCACCTTGTTCGCCTTGTTCGCCTTGCTCTCCCTGCGGTCCTTGTATACCCTGTGGACCTTGAGCACCTGTATCACCTTTTGCTCCCTGAATGCAAGATACATTACTTACGTGCTGAACGCCGTTGATTGTGGTTACAGTTCTCTGCCAAATATACTTGCCGCTTTCCCAAGTCGGAGAATCACTGCTCCAGCCTGATGTTGGCGCTGTACTGCTTGACGTACTTTTTGCATACTGAACTACTACATTTGTAACTGTGAGTGCCTGCAGATTATCAACCTTTGTTTCAGCTCTATTTGCCACAGTATCATCTGTATATTTTGAAGCAAGAACCCAGTCGCTTGCTGAATAATTTCCGCTTGCAGTTTTTGCTGTTGCGCATCTTAAAATATCGCCTGAAGAACCCTGAACCCACAGGTCGCCTAAATCATACGGAGGTACTGGCGTAGTATAGAATACTCTTCTTTTACTGTCAGCCGTGTCCTGCGCCCTTGACGCCATTTCCAAGGCTCTCGTAACGTCAGAATCTTCAACCCTTGACCAGGAATATTCATTGTTCTGATAAATAAACCTCCATACATATCCGCTGTCAGTGTTGTAGTAAAGGTCGCCTAAATGATTAGCATATTCTGCAACCGTCCAATCACTTACAGGCGGTGTACTCATTGTTGGGTCTACCTCGTAGAACCATGACGTTATATTACCATCTATCTGATCTTGCAGATCCGCGATATCCTCATTAATCCTGATCACCTGCATTGCCATTTCTTCAGCATTTTCACGGCTTTGTGCCAACGCTTCTTCTGCTGTGTCCTGGGCCACAATTACTTTTTTGTTTGCCATGTCTGCACTGGACTGTGCTATGTTTGCAGTATAATCATCAGTTGGCGGAGCACTTGCATTTCCGGTTATCCAGGCACGTCCGCCCGATACTCTTACCTGAACGTTATCTCCCGCCTTGCAATTGATAGTTTTCTGAACAGGTGTTTCATCAACACCTCCTGCGATATGCACCCAGGCGGTATTGCCTTCAACTCTGACGACCGTAGCACGTGTATCATATGCAGATGTTTTGTTTTTTTCTGCTTCTTTAAAAACAGACAATAATTCATTTTCAATGCTCATACCTTTTTTACCTCCTCTGATGTCTTGCATCCAAAACCAAGAGTTATATTTTGACTGATTATTTCAAATTCGCCATCAATGCCTTGCCTTGGATAGTGTAATCTTATTCTGTCACTTACTTGAAGTTCAGGATTAAACCGCCTTGTATATTCTACCGAAAAAGCCACAGACTGTTCTTCCTTAAGCCTTCTTATCGCATAATCGGCAATACTTTCATTGTCTCCCAAATCGCAATCCGTTTCTTCCATCCATATTTCCCGTCCTCTGTTTACAGTAGATAAAGGACTGTTTGGACTGTCATCTCGTGCGATTGCTGACAAATCATCTTCAATCGCTCTGAATACGTTTGGACAGCTGAACCAATCACGCGCCGTTGTCAGTTGCGGTTCAATGCTGTCATTATCTAAAGCATCAAATGAAGCTGATACATTTTCAGCTTTTGGAATAATCCTAATGGTTCCATCTCCTTCAATTTTCATCCGCCAGTTAATCGCATTAAGTATTTTTTCAATCATACTCAAAGTAGATTCTCCATCTTCAGCAATTATGGCATTGTTCAATGTCGGAACATTTTCCTCAAAAACTACCGGCGCAGGCGTTACGTTTAACAACCTTTTCAGTATTGCATCGCAGTTTATTTCAGCCGGCGCATACCAGCCTCGCTGTAATAAGACGTCCTGACAAGGCTTCAGAACGGAATAACAAGTCAAAGGTATAGTTATTAGGTTTCCGTCAATATCTCGCTCTGGGGATGTGCTGAGGCCTGTAAACAACGGTACAAGTTCACCGCTTCCATCCTGCCTTGCATCAAGATAAATTCTAATCCATTGCTCAAGAGTTTCATCATAATCCTTACACGTCAAGTCTGCTGATGTTCGCAGACCTGACGCGGTATTGCTTATGTTTCCGCTTATGATTTCAAATTCATCAATATCACGCCATGAAGCAGGATCAATAATTTTTGCAAAATATCGAGCCGTAAAGCCTTTATTCCAATTCATCTTACGCCTCCCATTCTTCCAAGGTTAATCCATCCATTTCTTCTGGGTCAATTCTTGTTATCGTGAATGAAAATTCTGCTAGAGTTCCATAACTTTCATGATCTCTGTCTTCTGATACCTGAATATCACAAGCAAAACTTGAGCCGTCAAATGTTCTTATATGGCAGATACCTGGATACATTGCAAGTCTTCTGATATCACTAATAATCGTTTCATCCATAATCGTAATTGCAGTTGTCGTTGCCGTTCCTGATCTTCCGATAGCTATATTCCAATCACCTTGTATACTGCCGCCAAGATATCTTGTTTCTTCAAATGCCTTTTCCCAACTGTTGCCAACATCTACATTTCTTGTCAGCGGTATCTGAATACCGGCAAAATCAATGATTGTCTTAATATCTTCAAGAACAAGACCTTCTTCAATGTCAACCCACGCAGGCTGTTTGTCTACTGTGATATAGTCGCCATACAATGTCTTGAAGCAAACTCTGTAACCATAATCACCAAGGGCAGGATATGGGTCAACATAAGTTGTTCCCCACACACCATCTTCAATGATTTTTTCAGGCTTGTCTGCTGACAATCTATAAATATCAAACGTATCGCCTGTTATGGCTCCTGTCGGCTGCGGCACTGTGATTTTTGCAATATATTCTTCATCATCAATCACCACAGTTGCTGTTGGCATTATTGCTTGGTGTTTCCAATCTACGACAAAATCAAGATTTGCGCTTGCGCTCTGACCATACGCATCTTTCACAGTTGTTACTATCTGATAACTTGCTTCATCATCAAGGCTGCCAATTAAATCATCAAGCGTAACTTCCATCTGCTCTTCGCCTGTCTGTGATTTAAGGAAAACAGTTTCTCCCTCATAGCCATTAAACTCTGTTTCATCAGGACGTGTCATGTGATAATTTTCAAAACGTTCAATCGCTATTGTAGTTGTTCCGCCATCTCCAGCACCTTCAACTGTAACCGTCATAGGTAACTCTGTCAGCGTTCTTACTTCGCTTGCACTTTCAGCAATACGCACTGCTATTTCTCCGCTATCACTCCAAACATTATTTGTACCTATCAGCGTTTGTATCTGCTGT